TTACCCCGCGAAGTTTCTGATGCTGTGAAAAGGACTCTTGTCCTTGCCTCTAAACTAGGTGAACAGGCAAGGAATTTGTATATGCGGCCCGATGGTGTTCGTATGGTTCCTCAGATGTTGTGGCTTGTTGGAGAGTCACAGATTGGAAAGACTACTTTGACTTATTACATTGCTGCTGAATTGCTCTCTTGTTTTGGAATGGCTCATCTGGTGTCTGAACATGTCTATACTCGTTGCCCTGAGAATGAATATTTGATGGTTACAATGGTCAGTACGTCACTGTGTATGACGATTGGGGTCAGAAAAAGGATTCTCCGAGTAATCCAAGTGTGGAATTTTTTGAGATCATCCGTGCCATTTCCAATTTCCCGTATCCTTTGCACATGGCTGATATCTCACAGAAGACTGGATCTTTCTTTTCATCAAAGTCTATCATCTGCTCGACTAATGATCGTTGTTTAAATATTGAGTCGTTGACTTACCCGGATGCTGTCTGGAATCGCGCTACCTTCGCCTTTGAAGTTCGTATTAAAGCAGAATACCAGCAAGAGCTTGTTATTGATGGTAAACACGTTTGTACTTTGGATAAAGCCAAAGCGTATGAGAGGTCTCCTATTATCGATGGCAAGAAACAACTGGTGAATTTAGATGTGTATGAATTCTATAAGTTTGATGCGCGTGATCGTCGTCGTCCAAATTATCAAGGACCATTTAGTTTCAAAGAAATGACTGAGATGCTGAAGCAAGATATGCGCACTCGTATGTCTCGTGGTGAAGATTTGACCACAAATATTAAACAGTATGCGGATATGTTGACTGCTGGTATCAGTACTGATTGTTTTTTCCCTCCCCATGTTGATGGGCATGCCCAAGTTCGTGATGAATTTCACGATGCGTGTGAGACTGTTAAGCCATGGGAATTGTTGACTGTTAAAGCCGTGAATGAGTGGTGTGAGCGTGTCATTATGAAGGGTGAATTGAATGATGATGCTTATTTGACTGCTCTTGTATATAGGAATGAATTGATTGGTTTGAGTGACCAGACTACTTTGTCAGAGTTGGATGAATCTGAGTTTGTCTATAACTATGAGGAATTGTATCATAAGATGAATGCCCCTGTTGCTTCTGATGAATGTATGTTTAAGCGTATGGGAGAATCGATTTCACTCATGTGGGAAGCTACTAAACAAAAAGTGAAAGCTTTCTCGGAGCGTATTCTGAATCCTCTTTGGGTTTCTTTTAAGCACTTGGTGAAGTCAATGTTTATTGACCATCCGCTTATGGTCGTTGGAGTTGCCACCGCTTTTATTGGTTTTGGTTATCTCTACAAGCGCGCTGCTAAGAGTGATGTGGATACTCTTGCTGAGAGTCATAACCCGTGTACTCAACCCCGTTACCGTCAACTGCGTGCTTACAAACAAGGTAAGGTGCGTCGTGTCGGCACTGCTGAAGGTGCAAAGCCTGTTCTTCCAATTTTGGAAGAGGGTGCCTTGCACGCTGATGCTCAAGTTGCTGCTGATAATATGCAGTGGGACATGATTTGTAGTGTTTATAAGCAGCAATATTTGATTATTCCAGTTGTCAAAGGCGTCGAGAGAGAATCATTGGGTGTTTTGACCATGGTCAAGGGATCCATTGCTATGATGCCATATCATTTCAAGATTTATCTCGATATGATGAAACCTGATAAGATCCGTTTGAAGAGTTTGTATCTTAACACTGGAAAGGAGATGGAGTTTTCTGAATTCATAACCAACAATAATTGTGTTGTCATTGAACGCGACTTGATCAATAATGAAAGGACTTATTCGGACATTTGTTATTTGGATTTGACTACAAAGATGCCTCCTGCTAAGGATATTACAAAATATTTTGTGAAGTCTGCGGATTTGGATCGTTTGACTGGAAGTATCCCTGTCGCTTTGTCTGGACCTCGTCCATCTGGTGATACAATTGCTTTGATGTGTTCGACCGGACACGCTATTCCGCGTGACACGGTTCGATACGACATCGCTAGACCGTACGGCAGTGTTGGTGAGAATCCCACTTTGGTCGCTCGCGACTTGTATGAATATGACATCCCTACTCAACCTGGATATTGTGGACAACTTTTGAGTGTAACATCTTCAATTTTAGCTCAGAAGTTTCTTGGAATGCACGTGGCTGGATCTCGCGCCGGTCGTAATTGGTCATGTCTCGTTACGGCTGACGATATGAAACAGGTGATGGAAGCTTTTGCTCCGATTGCTCAAATGAGTCAAAATTTCTCTGATCGCCCAGCCTGTATTAAGGTTGTGCCTGGAGAGTTTTTGCCCGTTTGTCAGATTGATGATGGACCTGGCGAGATTGCAAAGTCTACAATAATCCCGTCTAGTATGCATGGTAAATTAACTGAACCTTTGACTATCCCCGCAAAATTGAGACCTTTTGAACATGAAGGTGTGAAGAAAGATC